GTCGCCTATTTGTGCGTCTTCTGGCAAGGTGGCAAAGTCTACTTCGTAGTTAACAGCAGGGTAGCAAAGCCTTTGTAGTTCAGCCCTTGCTTGCCCTGCTAATATTGACTTGTCGGTGGTGTCAAAGGTGTATTCACCTACCCATAAGCCGTCTTGGTCTATTGCACTACTCCACCTGTCCATAGCGGTTATGTTACGCATTTGACCTGTAGGCTTGTCTACCGTGTACACATCACCTGTGACAGGATCAGTATAGTTGTAGGTGTAGTTCTTTAGGTCAATAGGTACGTCACTACCGTCTGGCGTGCCACCTGTTACCGCAAGTGCCGTTACCAAGTCTGCTATGCTTGTGCGTGTTACTATGCGGTCAATGTCGTAGTTCAGCCTTAACTGTGGTATGGCTTCTTGTAAGCCACGCTTCTGTACGACATTCAGTATTTTCTCTTTGACCTGCAACTGTTCTACCCTAAATGAATAGTACAGTTCACAATCCCATAAGCCTACAACCGACCTTAAACGCTCTGTGCAGGTGCTTGTGCCGTCCCAAGTATTTGACCTTGTTGTGCTTGGTGCGTCCTGTACGTTTAGCGTCCAATCGTTTGGTATGAAGTACGCCAACATTTGCGTTATAGTCTTGTTGGTCAGCGTGACAGCCGGACAAAGCGTATTGAGTAGGTCAAGCCCTGCGTCCTCTGCATACAGGCTTATTTCCTGTGCTTTGGTGTCGCTTTCGGTTTCTACTATCTGGTACAGGCTGTCATACTCTGTGTCGCTCTGTTTCAGTATGTAGTTACCTGCTACTATGCCGTCTTCAAGTTCCGACCTTGTGCTGTCGTCCCAAGTCAATATACATTCAAATGAATTTACGCCTGTTTCAACGTCTTCTATGGTCTTGTCTTGGCTTATCCTGTTGCCCTCTGGCAAGGTCGTAGAAGCGTGACCAAGTATATTCAGTTGTCTGTCGCAAAAGTAGATAATCATATATAGACCTCATTGAATAGTATTTTGACTACAGGCTTGTAGTTAGGATCAACCCAATCACTCCAGACAGCCCTTATGATGTTCTGCCCTACCTTTATTTCAAAGTCTTCCCAATCGTTGCCTAAAGCCCCATATTGTGGCTCTAAATGTCCCTCTAACGAGCCATTACGATACAGGTAGACGTTTGCATTATTACAATCTGCTTCTACAATGTCACCTGCTGTGAATACGTTTGGTATCTCTGCGAAAGGCACACCTGCCTTACGGATAAGTGAAGCAGACCGTAATGCGTTGGTGTGGAAACTACCTGTGTAGGTAAAGACCACATCATATACAGGTGTAAGTTCTATGTCGCTGTCCTTAAATGTTCTGTCTGGCAAGTTGCCTACGCTGAATGTCACTACACTACCGTCACGGCTTATGCCACTATTAAGGTTGCTCTGTGTGTAATTCCAACCGTTTTGTACTGTTCTTGTGCGTGCTTCCCAAGAATAAATAGGTACAGTTTTTTTCTTTTTCTTGCCCTTTTTCTTGTAGGTCTGCTTAACGTAGGTTACTACCTGTTCATAATAGGTTTCTTGCACATATACAGGCGTTCTGTTGCAATAGCCAAAAGAAGTGTTGTAGTAGGATATGTCAATACTGTCTGTGCCTACTACCTTGTCATTGATAATGTAGTTGACCGTACCTGCTGTGCCGTTGCCTGTCTTGACTATCTCAAAGCCTACTATGACCTTGTTGCCGTTCTTTAGGTGGGCTTGAAAACTACCGACCTGTGACGGTGCAGAAACAGCAAGCCTGTGTACAATGTCAAACTCAAAGCCTACCGCACCTGCTGTTGATCTCGACAGCGTGCCTGTGCCCCTTGCGTAGTTCAGCGTCTGCCCTGTGCCTTTTGCCCAATAGGTGTCTGTAATACTACCTACGGAAATACCGCTTGCTGTCCAATCGGTCAGCACATCGAACTCGCTGTTGGCAAGCGTGCCGTTCTTGTTCAGCACATCAACGTCAATTACATCTGGGTTGCCAAGTTGTATGATGTTTTCGTCTGGATTAAGAAAAGCCACAAAGCCACAATCACCGTCTTCGTTAAAGTCGCCACCCTCTCTGGCACTTGCAAACTCGCACCGTAGTACAGGCTTTGCAGGTATAACGCCCTTGTAGTCAAATGTGAATGTAGCCGAATTGTTACCGATAACTACCCCTGCTTCATCGGTGCTTGATAGCGTTCTTACGGCTACCGACCGCTTGAACGGATAAGCACAATATATTTTCCATTCGCCTGTTACGTTGTTGCGTCCGGCTTCTACAGAAGCGTCCATAACAGGATAACCTGTAAAGTATTTGTCTGCTTCGTCATTAAAAACAAAGTCTGCTTCATCAATGGAAAGTATGTTGTTTAACTGATTGAAGCGTAGTCTAAAATCTTCATCGGTAGGGCAAAGCAACTGAAAGCCAATGGTCAGCACCCTTGCAGGGTATCTGCTACCCTTGACCTTTTCACCGTCTGCCACGCCTACGCTATAGGTGTTAAGGTCTATGCCTAAACTTTCACGACCTTTGACGTAAAGCGTTCTGTAACCCTGTATGATGTTTTCCAAAAATGTGCCATTCAAACTCACGGCTTCTGCAGGTAGCGTAGCAGGTGTAGGATTGACTACCGCAGGTGTGTCTTCATATGCGTATATCATCGTATGCCTACCTTTCTACTCTGCCTTGTTTCCCTCTGGTTAAGGGCTGTCTGCATATCACTTGCTGACGCTCTTGCTATCTCTCTGCCGTTAAGTTGTACAGGCACTATCACTTCGTACCTTGCCGTTGAATTGTAACTGTAGTCGTCACTTAATGACATTGAGCCACCAAGTGCCCCTGCAGGTTGCAGAGAATAAAGACCGCCCATAGCACCCTGCACCTGTCTGTATGACCTTTCAATACCAAGTGCAAAGCCCTCACCTGTGTACATACCTATTTCAGCAAATACCCTTGACGGTGAATGTATGCCTAACACCTTTTTGACGGCTGACGGCAATTTGCTTGCCAATGCCTTGACCTTTGCAATGGTGCTGTCAAATGCTGATTTAATGCCGTTCCACAAGCCTGTTATAAGGTTTTTGCCTATGCTTGTAAGATTACCAAGACCGCTTTTTATTGCTGTTGGTATTTTCTTTACCAAGCCACCTAACTTGCCAAGCAGAGTGCCAAAAGCACTTGTTATGCCCTGCAGAAGTGCAAGGATCAGTTTCACACCTGCCGATATTATCTGTGGCAAGTTCTTGATAAGACCGCCAACAAGTTTCACGACAATATCAAATGCCTTGTTTATAAGTTGACCGTCACCGTTGCCCAAGCCCTGTACAAAACTTGTTATGGCGTTCAACCCCTTGACTATCAACTGTGGTAACGCCTGTGCTATGCCAGAAGCCAAATTAAGCACCATATCAGCACCTTTTTTGATAAACTCCGGCAACTTCGCACTTAACGATGTTAGCAGGTTGTTTATAGCGTCTTCAAAAGATAGTTCACCGTTGATTACACCGCTTATAGCGTCACCTATGGCATTTATCGGTGCTATTATGCTTTCCATAACACCTGCTATACCGCCAAACTTTTCAAAGCGTTTATTAACAGCGTCCAGAACATTTGCTATGTTTCGCTGAATACCTGCCTTGATGTTGGTAAGTGCCATATTGATACCGCCACCTGCTGACTTGGCTTGTTCTTCCCAAGACGCAAAGCCCTCGCCACCATTCTTTGACAGTTCAATCATTTTGTCATTGACTTGGTCTATGGTTATTTCGCCCTTTTGCATTGCTTCGTACAGTTTGGTTTGGTTGCCCTCTGCACCAAGCAAGGCTTTGCTTAACTGATCCATTTGTGCAGGTGCGGTCTGCACCATTGAACGCCAATCCATAAGGTCTGGCTTGCCTTTAGACATAGCCTGTACCCATTGGTTGATAGCACTTGCCTGTTGTTCAGCAGAAGCACCACCACCTGCCATAGCGTTGTTAAGTGCAAGCGTCAGTTCGGTTGCTTTGTCCAAGTCGCCTGTTACGGCTACTACCTGCTGTGTCTGGCTTGCTACCTTGTCAAGCGTGGTTGGTAGGTGTGCTATGCTGTCGCCAAGTGTGTTTATTGACTTTTCGGCTTGCTCTGCTGAAAAGCCTAAACTCTGCATAACCTTTGGGTAGTTGTTCAGCGTGTCAAAACGCTTGGTTGCCCCTGCAAGGTTGGTGCTGATAGCATTGCCGATAACGTCAAAGGCTTTCTGCCCTGCACGCATTAGTACACCAAAGCCAAGACCACTTTTTATTTTCTGCCCAAATGTTTCTGTGACATTCTGGGCGTTCTTCATTGTTGATGTATAACCACGATCTTCTGCGGTTAATATCGCTTTTACTTCCTGTTGCATTGTTGTTTCTCTTTCATATGCTTGGAAAGGTTGCTAAATCTGTTGGTGGGCTTTGGTTTCTCTTTCCGTTTCAATTCTGCTTCATAGTCAAAGAAGTCTTTGAATTTCTTGTATACAGGCCTGCCGTCTTTTCTTGTCGCACCTGCTGATACAGTAAGCCACGCTAACTGATGTCTTTCATTCGCCCTGTCTACTTCTGCAAGTTCGTAGGCTTTACACATCAGTTGGTATTCTGGTATGGTCAGCCTGTCTATTTCCTTAAACGTCAAGCCAAAATATCTAATGCAAACTGTCGCTATTTCTGTGTAGGTATCTCTGTATTCGGTATCAGTTTCCTGTACGCTGTCTTGCAACAGTTGCTGTTGGCGAAAAAACCCTGCACCGTATCAAAGACCTGTTCTATGTCGGTGTCACCGTCTTCTATCCACTTGTCAAAGTCTGCCTGTTCAAGGCGTGGCGTAAAGCCCTTGTTAGCCATACGCAGGGCTTCGTAAAGGGCTATCAAGTCACCGTCAATTATCTTTGCCATTTCCACGATAAGACCGATGTTCTGCGTAACACCGCTTGTGGTCTGCGTGTGCTTTGGATCAATCTGCCTTATAAAGCCCATACCAAAGTTAAATTCATATGTCTTGCCGTTTATTGCTAATTCGTTGGTCATTTCTGCCCCCTTATTTGGCTTTTAAGCCACTTTTTATATCCCTCTAATAGTTTCATACCTGTAAAAATAAGGGGACGAATTAACGCCCCCTATCATTTCTACTCACCCTGTGCAGGTGTGTCTGTGAATACATAACTTGCGTCTTCCTGCTGATCATCGGTAACTGTTACCGCACCGTCAGCACCCTTGCCGTTTACACCTACAGTTATCTGGATTTCTACCATATCCTCTGCGTTTGAAGTCTTTTCATACGATGTGATATAGCCTTGA